TCAGTCTGTGCACCCATAATCTTTTTCTTACCGGTGTTTGCAGCTAGTACTTCATCTATTTCTGCTAGACGTATAAGCATATCATTATCACCACCTAACTTAAGCTGTGTTTGTTTATATTGAACAGCAGCTTCGTCTAGTGGCTCCATCCAGTCCATAGTCTTGCGGCCATTTTTGATGTCAACAAATGCACCAATAACATTACCTAATATAAGTAATGGTCCGTTTTCTAACATAGTTCTGGCTTTACGTATACCGGGACTATCAGAATCTTTTGTCTTAAATATTTCGGGTATAGGTAGTACACCTTGTGGTCCAAACGCATCCGGTGCTACTTCTGCTAGTGTAGTCAGTGCAGTTTTTTCCTCTGATGTATCACTTAGACCTACAATAGCAGTATCTGCCATACCATTTGCAAGTAACATAGCACCCAATCTTTTGAACCAAGGTGTAGTAAAAGCTTTTGAAGCTTGCGGAACTAACCTAGCAGCAGCTTGACTACTCAAATTACCAGCAACAATACCGGGTAATAGTATAGAAGATATTTTACTTATCTGTTGATGTGCTGGGTTCTCCCACTTAGTGTTAGCATCCCACCAGTCGTCAACTTTAGATAATGGTTTGATAGAGCCTATAGCATCAAACATAAAGTCAAGTGCACCTTTACCTACAGCACCTATAGCTTTTACAGCATCACCAGTATAGTCATTAAATGTCTCGACTGCACTAGGTTGCGAGTTATGTTCTTTTAGCTGCTCCGTAGACATATTATAATACTTCTGGTTAAACTGTTCACGTAAGTTATCACGTTCATCACCTTGAGGTAATCTCCACCAAGTATTATATTCGTCTAACATTTTGTCTTCATTATCTTGTACCGATAAATCAACAGAGCTATGTCCATACTTTTTACCAAATGCAGACGGAAACTTACCACCAGTCGGTTGTGGTAGTTGAGGATCGACTTCTAAAATACCAGCGTCTAATTGTTCTGTTGTGATAGGTTCTGCTGTAGCTACCAGTTGTTCACCTTCTTTTAGTTCTTCTTCATTAATCATAGTGCATCTCCCTTAACAAGTTCTCCGTCTTTATATGTTCCTATCATATACTTTAACGCATCCTTTTGCTTCATAGGACCACCAGCCTTTTTAGCAGCATCATATATAGTTGGTGGTATAAATATACCTTCTTTCTTATAATCTGGATGGTTTCTAAACAACTCATTAAGATAACCTCTAGCATCAAAATACTCAAAATGACGTTGTAATTCCCTAAGATTTTGTGGTAGTGCTATTGTATCTTTACCTTCTCGTATAGATATAGCTACGTTTTCTAAATCTGTAGTAGATACAAGTTTTAAGTTTTTTTGTTTTGCTTTTTGTAATATCTGTGCAAGATAACCAGTAGTAGGGTCAAGATCAGCACCTTTACCTACTTTTATTACATCGTTAGGTAATGATCCGTTATGAAACTGTGTAAATAATACCGTATTAGTACCAGTTGAAGCGGCATCTATACGTCTAAATATACCTTTACCTATGTAGGTAACTTCATTGTCTCCGGTTCCTACTTTTTGTTCCTTATCATAATCAGCTAAGTTATTAATAAACTTTTCAACTTCATTTCTACGTAAGTTAGCATCTTCTACACCAGCAAATCTTTTGTTAAATAAATGATAATACAACTGTTTAGTTGCCTTAATAGTTCTGTCAGCATTGTCGTTTGCATCACCAGATACACTAAAACTATTTGCTGCTAAATTTTTAACAACGGACGCAGAAAAACTTTCTATATCTTTATCAAAGTCATTACCGTGTGCTTTTATAAGTTCGTTAGTAGTTTCTAAAAATGGTGTAGCACCTACTATATTATTTACTTGTGTTTCACTCATACCATCAAGTAAAGATACAAACTCATTAACATCATTCTGTCTAATAGCTTTCATAACTTGTGCTACAGTTGCTTTGTTATTTTCAGTCTGATTAACATATAATAACTTAGCAGCTCGAGCTTGTGCGTTAGGATTACCTTGATTTTCATAGTATGCAGCTACTAATTTAGCTGTACCTTCATCACCTTCGAACTGACCAGTTCTGTTTTTTTCATCTATATCAAACATAGAAGCAGTATCTTCTACTTCGTTAAGAGTTTTGTTAACTTCTTTTAATTTGTTATGATTAGCTGTCCACGCTTCTTTAATACGTTGTACCATAGATGGATTTTTAATGTTCCAGTATTCACGTGTAGTATTACCCGGTCCTATAGGTGACTGTAGAGTTTTTATTAAATCACTCATTTTACGCCAGTCAGCTGCGTATGGTGGAGAAGTAGCCATTTCAGTTAGTATAGCTTCTGTAGCTTCCATAGGATTTACCATACCATAGTGTGATACAATCGCACCACTTTTTGTACGTGTATAACCTGACATATATGTAGATACAATCTGATCGAAGTTATCTTGATTAGGAGCAGCAGAAAATGTTTCTTTATCCTGTCTTAATTTTTCTTCATAGATAGCATGCTTAGATCCTAGTACAGCGACAGCTTGTTGTTTTGCCCCTTCCTGCTGAAATAACTTTTGTATTTGTATTCCAGCATTAGACATAGGATCTATACCGAATTTCTGTACTAATTCTTGACCACGAAATTCGTATAAATCTGCTGTATCGTATGGATTTTTAGCTAGATCATTTTCACTAATATATGTTTTAGTATCAGTAAAGTGTTTTTCAATATCATTCGTAAGTCTATTAACTATTAACTTCTCAGCATAGTAACCATTAACACGGTAAGTATCTCCTAAGTAATCAGCTACATCTAAATCTCCACTATGTATAGCTGCATTACGTTTTTCTTGTAGTCCTTTGACAGCCTCCTCGTTCATGGTTGCTGTCATTTCTTCAAATGTATCGAATGCACCAGCAGCATCAAGTTGACGATACTGCTCCATTCCAGATTGTATGTCGTTAAACTTTACCAATCCTTCTGCAAGACTGCCTAAGTTTTTAGCAAGTGTTGGTGACAAGTTAGCCCACATCTTAGCTTCAGCTGCTTTTTGTTTAGCTAAAGATCGTTTGTTTTCGATGTCACGCTTTGCCATAAGCTGCTGGTTTTCAAGTTCCAGCTTTTGTCTATTTACTTCTAGCTTCTGTATTGAATCTCTGTTATCCTGTTCAGTTTTATAACTTCTCCGTAGATCAGTCAGGTTAGATTCATCCAGTTGCTTTTGCCTTGCTCGTTGTTCTTTCAAGGCGTTGATTTCAATATCAGATTGGAGCCGCATGTTTTGCAACTGTGCGGACCCACTGATACTTAAGTTTTGAAAGCCACCTCCTTGGAGTTGCTTCTTAAAACCTTTTGCCATTAACCGTATCCTTTGTAATTAGCGTATGTATTAAATGCACCGCCGATAGATCCAGCAATACTACTGATAGTACTACCCCATACTCCGCTAGCTGCTGCACTTGGAGACATCATGGCTCCTAACACTGGCTGCGGTCCAAAGTCATAATCTTCATATACCCGTGGATACATAAAGGTTGCCTGTGGTGTTGGTAATGGTTCTATTGGTGTTGGTAATATACCGGGATCTAACATCTTAGCAGCGTATGCTCGTAAGTCAGCTGCTGTTCTATCCCTACCTATAGATTCTATAGCAAATTCAGTATTAGCTGCGGCATTAGCCATCTGTGCATTAAGCATAGCCATTCTGCTACCATACTGTAGAGCTGCAGTTGCAGATAATTTGTCTGCAGTTCTTCCTTCAACTCCTCGTGCTCGTAAAGCACCCTCTGCCATTAAAGATTCTATATATGCTTCATTAGCATCGTAAGCTGCTTCTTGTTCTATTTCGGCTAGCTTTGCTAATTCTTGATCTCTGCCCCTTACGTGGGCTTGTTCGTTAATTGTAAGTTGATCTGCATAGATCTGATTAGATCTTTCAAACTGTGCTTCGTTGGATGCCTGTTGTCTATTTCTAATTTGTAAATCGTAGTTATACTGTCTTAAATTAGTTGCATCTCGAAACGCAGCCAGCTTACCTTCTTGTTGTGCTTTTAGTTGTATTTCTTGTACCAGATAATCTCGTTGTGAGAGTAACTGGTCCTTTTTCATTTCCCATGCTTCGGTGTCATATTCTAGCTGCCTTTGCGTAGCTTCGTTCTGCAAGTTTGCTTGCTGTTTAGCTGCGTTAGCTGCCTTATTGCCACCAACAATAGAACCAATTGCACTAATTCCAGCACCTACAATAATTGGTAATACCATTAGTTTCTCCTGTAAAATCTAGGTGAGTATATTCCTTCCCACATCATAGAGTTAAGAGCGACAGGAAAAGGTGTATCATTAAATAATCGTAATGTAAAGTTATCTGATTTCTGATGTATTGGTAACGTAAATACTGACTGATCTGCTAATGCAATATCGTTTGCTAAGTACTGATCTGCTGTAGCTACTGGATTAAGGTTATACCACTCATCTAAATATATAAGAACAGTAGCTCCGTTTGCTGGTGCTGAGTTAAGTGTTAACTGTGTATTACTGTTTACTGTAAAAGCTGTAGTTACAACATTGTTAATTTTAACTTTTATCTGATCCTTGTCAATATAACTAAAATCTGATGGATTCCAACTAAATACTGTTGTACTACCGTCACCTACATATTCACGTTTACCTTGTCGTACACCTTTAGACTTTAATTTAAAACCCATAACACCTGATAAACCTACGGCAAACTTCATACGAGCTATAGTAAGATTAGCAGTAAAGTCGGATTTAGTTTTAGCATCGTCTAACTTAAAGTACGTTTTAGGTAATATAACATCAAAGTCAAATTTATAACCTACTATAACATCACTAGCTACACTTGTCAGGTTTTTAAATGGTACTTTAAAATATGTGTTACCACTTTCTAGTACACGTTCTGGTGTAATAGTAAATCCAGACTCAATAAAGTTACCTGTAGCTGTGGTACCTTTAATTATTATAACTGGAGTAAGATTAGTAGCATCGTTGTATGGTATAAAACACTTACTAAAGTTACCGGCTGTGTCAAATGTAACAGAGCTAGCTGTCGCATATAAGTCAATACAAGGATTAATTCTTTTACCTTCATTATTAACAATAATAGCATCTTCCGGGCTTTGACTTAAACTAGCTTTACTTAGTGTAACTTGATTTCCCTGTTTAGTTACGATAAAAAGCTCGTCAGAGTCTGCTGCTATTGTTTGTACATTACCGGGTGATTGCCAGTTAAACCATGCCTGTACTAAATTCTTTTCTCCATCACTGTATGTTCTGAAAAAATATATGTATCTAGAACTCTGTCCAGACAGAGCAATGAATTGGTTTTGTGGGCTTGAAATAAATGTATCAATATTTGAGGGAACCCACTCATTAACTATCTTACCTATGTCAAGAACCTGTGGGTTTTCATTTTCTCCACGTGTAATCATAGCAAAGATTCTAGTATAACTAGCAGTCTTACTAATAAAATTAAGTGTAGTACCTGTGTCAACTGGTTCTATAATGCTATCCATTTCATAGTTAGCAATCGCACGAATGTTAGCTTTTGATGGTGTAAGTATGCCATCTGTTGCTGACAATAAAAATTGTTGGTTAGCACTAAATAAAACTAAACCTTGAGTAGTCGGTAAAGCACTGTGTAATGCAGCTGGTCGGATAGTTGTAGCTTTAAGATCTATAGGATCTGCGTCTGTAACAGTCTGTGCTGATGTGTGATAAAAATTAAATAAATCAATCGCCTGACTCATTGACACATTATCAGTTGAAAGAAACCCTAGTCGATTGTTATGAAAGAATGCTTGTTGTATTGTCTGCCCATTAAAAGATGGATGTTTGTTTGTGTTATCATCTCCTACCTTTCTATCTGTATAATCTATTTGCTGAAAGGTAAAGTTGTTTACGCTAGGATTGACTAACTCATGTGGCATTGTAGAATTAGTAAGTCCTAAAGATACATCTGGAGCAACTGATTCTGACCAGAATCCCGGTCCGCTTGTTGAATCATCGGCTGTATATTTAACATAATACTCAGTACCTAAAGTACCACTGTTAAGTATTTTAACTACATGATTATGTTTACTTTCGTTTGGAAGATCAGCAATAGTTGAAACCTGATCTTGAAAGACAAGAAGTTTATCACCACTCACACCACCCACACCTGTAATAGCAAATGCAGTGGAACGTGAAATATACAAGCTGTCTGCTGTTTGAGTTACGGTTAATCCTAACGATAAATTTTGAATCTGAGTCTTAAAATGAGAAAGCACATCTGAATATTTATCTGTTGCCGCAGCTGTATGTGAGATAGTTTGACTAGCGATTGTAATTTCATACGGCACACTACCTACATCACCGATTAATTTAATTGTAGCTTGTGACTTTGCAACAAAAGGTGGAGCTGTTTCTACGCCTACTTGCTGAGTTTTATTTGTAATAATACTTGTGTCTTGTACAGTCAGTACATGATAGTCTGTACGTGAAGTTGCTGTAAGATACGCCTGTGCCCCTGTACCGTACGTTACATTAGCAGGGGTCCCAGTTACAGCATTCCATATGTAAATAGCTCCTGTAGAGCCTGCTGGTGCTGGTGTAATACAGCCTATATATTTTTCATCATCAGTTCTAGCAATGTAGAACCATTTGGAGTTGTCGTATGTAGTGCCGGTACCTAAGTTTGCAATCCATTTAAATCCCGGTCTTTTAGTAAGTCCAAAAGTTGGATCAGGATAACCATTTAGGCACTCCTCTACTTGACCGGGAAGTTTTTTATCATCAGATTGTCTAGATACTCCACCTAAATAGTTATCAACTCTTTGTGTTACTGCTGGCATTATCGTTGTAAAGCATGAAATGGTTGATAGCTTTGATAGTAGTTTTGCTGTCCTTCTGGATGTCCAAACATAGTAAACTGTCCTTGTCGTGTTTCATACTCCATAGCCATAGCTCTAGACTGTTTCTCTTGTTGTTCAAGGCGTATGTACTGGTCATCATCTCCTACTATTCTACCAGACACAAGGGTAGCTGCTCTGGCTGTAATATAATTTTGTATTGGTTCTGGTAAATCTATCCAGTCAAAATACCATATCACATCAAACTCAGGATTGTAGTCCCATTGAAATGTGTGATTATATCTATCGTAAAGTTTACCTGATCTTCTAACTCCGTCGTAAGATCTGTTCTGTGCATTTTTAGATAACTTAATCTGTATTACATTATTAGGTATGAGAATTTCTTTATTGTTATCAGGCTGTATTTTATCATAGTGGTACTCTTTATTGAAAGTCCATCCTTCAGATTGTACCTCTCGTGACACCTGTAACAGTGTATCGTAAGCAATCGCAACTTCCGGGTTGGTTTGGTCAAGAGTAGTTACAGGAGCCTGACCACATGATGTTAATATTTGATTAATAGCTGGTAGCTCTTGTGTAGCGTTTGTGGTTGGAAAAGGCATAATTAATAATAATAAGAAAAGGGGAGAATAAACTCCCCGTGTAGTGTCGCATTAGAATGCAGCGGCACCGGAAGCACCGGCATTTGCACCAGCGATTAGCTCAACAGCAGCAGCGGGATTTAAGTAATCCGCTCCCATTGCTAAACGTCCAAGGATTACGTCACCTTGGTAAACAACTGAAACGTCTCCAGATGTTACTTGAACTTGTGGTCCAATAGCTTCAACACATCCTA